AAAGAGCAGCAGCAAGCTTTACAGCAACAGCAGCAGCTTCAACAACAAGAAACCGCAAACCAGATGGCGCAAGACGCTGGTAGAGAAATAGCTAAGGATGTATAATGTCAGAAGAAAATAAAGAAGTGGTCGAGCCTGATAAGGTAGTTGACCCAACACCTGCGACAGACGAACCTGCCGCAGCAGAGCCTGCACCAACTCCACAGGAGCCAGCAGAGCCAGCGCAAGAACCTACAGAAGAGCCGACACCGGAACCTGCCGAGGAACCCGCACCAGCGGAAGAGCCCGAAGAGGAACCACAGGAAGAAGCTAATCTGGATTACAATGAGTATGAAGACCCTGCATTACGTCAGATGGTCAAAATCCTCAAAGGTAAGGAAATCCCCGTCGAAGTCACGAATGATGTATTCGGCGAGGCTATTGAAACTAGGGACCTATCCAAGGTTAAATTGGATGTTCTTAAAGAGCACTTAGGCGAAGAAGATGCTGAGACTGTTATGGTCATGGCAACTGCATACGCTAAAGGCAAGTTCTCAGAGTTCGCAGAAATCAATAAAACTGCGTACGATATTACTGGTGGACAACAAAACTATGACAACATGAAAGCATGGGCTCAGGCCAAAGAGCAATCTGATCCTGAGTTTGCCAAAGAGATGGCTGAGATTCGTGCGTTAGTTGATACTGGTAGTCCAAAAGCTATAAAAGCTGCTGTAACTGAACTGTTTGAAGTTTACAAGGCCGATCCTAATACAACGATTGAAGCCGACCTGACACAAGGGGACTCTGCAAACGGTAAAGCAGGTATTAAACCTATCTCTCGTAGGGAGCACGGACGATTAGTCGATGAGGCTATTAAGAAGGGCACTTACGAACAAGAAAAACAAAAATTCTGGGCGATGCGACAAGAGGGCATCAAACAGAACATTAACTAGGAGAATTAAATAATGTCATTACCTACTGACAGTTCACATCTCTCGTCACAACCGAGTGCTGAACTTATTGAAGAATTTATGGGTATGGTAGAAAACCAGTTTGCAAAAGCTTCTGTAATGAAGCAGTTTGTAAAGGTTAAGCCAGTCCTAAATACTGACACTCTTACCAATCGTCGCATTGGTAAGTCACAACTACAAAAGCTTACTGCTGGTGTGCGTCCTGACGCTACTCCAACTAAGCATGGTCGCGCAAGCGTTACCGTCGATACAGTAATCCTGTCTCGTGAAAACCAAGATTTACTTAATGATTTCCAAGCGGACATCGACGTTCGCTCATTGGTCGCCGAAGACCAAGGTAAAGAAATGGGTAAATTCTTTGACCAAGCTTTCATCATCCAAGGCATTAAAGGTGCTCTTTCTGCTGCTCCTACTGACGTTGATTCTATCGGCGCAGGTAAGAACGTAGAACTAGCCGCTGCTAATGATGAAGCTGATCCTGACAAACTTGAGGACGCTATCGTAGGTCGTCTTGTTGAGATGGAAGAAGAAGAAATCGACATTAGCGAATGTGTTGTTATGGTTCGTCCTACAGAGTTCCGTACTCTGCAGAAGCACGACAAGTTGATTTCTAGCGACTTTAGCGCGGACAACGGTGATTACGCTAAGGGTACTATCTACAAGATTTACGGTGTTCGCATCGTGTCTACAGCACGTATCCCTACTGCAGCTATCGCAGATCACTTCTTGTCTAACGACGACAATGGTAATGCGTACGACGTTTCTGATGCTGAATCAGATGCAGTTGCGGTTATCTTGCACCCACGTTCACTACTTGCTGGTGAGACGATTCCAATGACCTCAGACATCTTCTATGATAAGACTGAGAAGCAGTGGTTCATCGACAGCTACATGGCCTTTGGTGTTAGCATCAATCGCCCTGACGTATGTGGTGCGGTGTTTAAATACCGAGCATAAAGATTCGAGGAGGGCTCTTAACGGAGCTCTCCTCTTTCTATATAAGGAGATAAAATGACCACAAGACTAGAAATTATGAACGCTATGTTAGCGGTAAACGGAGAGACACCAGTTTCATCCGCGACGAGTAATGACCCGTCAGCTATCCAAGCGAACAATGCGTTGAAGCGTGTTGACAAAAGAATACAATCTCGTGGTTGGTATTTCAACAAAGAGATTTTTACTCTGTCACCTGCTACAGGCACAGGGGAGGTTATCATACCTTCTAACACTCTCTCAGTTGATCCCGTAGACCCTTCGTCTACTTATATACAAAGAGGAACTCGTCTTTATGACAGAGAGAATAATACTTATAACATCGGTAAAGCAGTTAAAGTAAGATTGATCCTTCAATTAGAGATTGACGAATTACCAGAGACCGCGGCAACTTACATTGAAGCCAAGGCCGTTAAAGAATACTACACCGATGATGACGGTGATATTGAAAAGGTACGGGAATTGAAATCCCGCGAAGATGAGGCGTTCGCATACTTGCAAAGAGAGAATCTTGCAAACGAAGATACGAACATTCATCACAGCCCTATGGGAGCGAAGTTACTAGCCGAAACCCGTAGTTCATATAACAGACTAATTCCGAAAGGTAGATAACATGGCGAAAGTTGATGGTTCAATTTCCAGCCTTATACAAGGTGTGAGCCAGCAGCCTAACCGAGAGCGTTTACCGGGACAGTGTACACTCCAAGAGAACTTCTCCAGCGACCCCGTTACAGGGCTAACGCGGAGAGGCTCTATGGACTTTGTAGCTGGACTATTATCCGGCTCCGGAACATGGCGTTTCGATAATTACGATGCTGGCTCTATAGGGGAATTTATTATAGCGTACAAGGCAGGCTCCATTAAGGTGTTTGGACTTGACGGAACAGAATACACAGTTAACATAGACAGTGGATCAGGATACATTCCGGATTCAACTCTATTGTTCTCTGGAATTGATAATAACATATACGCAGTTGATCCTACTGTAGAAGTAGCTATGCTCACTGACAAACGGTCCTATGTAGATAATGCAGCACTTGTATTCCTACTTGGTGGACAGTACGGTAGAACATACACTATTGAGGTAGCGTGGTCAGTAGACAGTGTTGACTTTACAGCCAATGCTTCCTACACTACGCCGAACGGATCAAGTGCGTCACATATTACAAATATTGGAACAGAATATATCGCTAACCAGCTATTCAATGATTTAGATGGTTTGACGACTACGGCTCTGTCTAATGCACTATCCGGATTGGATTCAACATTAAACACGTACCAAGCGTACTACACGTATCTCGGCGATACTTGTGCTTTACCTAGCCAAGGACCCGATACAGACGCTACCTGTGTGGCTAATAGAACGACTGCTGAAAATGCTAGGTCAACTATTTTAGGCCACTGTACGACGATCCTAAGCCAATTAGATAGTGTTGACTACGCACCATTGAGAACAGTGGTAGAGTATATCGAGACACGCGTTACAGGTAATAACTCAGTAGCAGAGTCGTATCAAACAGATTTTAATACGCATAGAGGTGCTTACTTTGATCTTATAGATGACAACAGCTTTAACAGCACATTTACTATTGACAAAGCTGATGACGTTCTGTACATTAACCGTATCAGTAATCCTGACGATCCTTTTACAGTCACTGTAGAAGATGGAGATGGTGGGATTAATATGTTCGCTGTTGTTAATCAGCAGACGGACGTAGGGAACATTCCACGCTTTGCTCCTCACGGATACTTGGTTAAGCTTACAGAGTCTAAACAGACTGACGTAGACGACTGGTACTTAGAATTTCTTGTCAACAAAGACACAGAAGATGAAGTACTTGTTACCGGAGAAGGATTCGGTAGAGACGGGGTATGGGTTGAGACGGTATCACCTGACGTAGAATACAAATACGATCAGAGTACAATGCCGCATATCCTTAAAAGAGAAGACGACGGTACTTTCACATTCAGTGAGGGCGATTGGGCTGAACGCGCAGTTGGTGATGATGACACTAATCCGCTACCTTCCTTTGTTGGACATACAATCAATGATCTTGGAGCGTTCCAAGGTAGACTCGTATTACTCAGTGACGTTAATGTTATTATGTCTCGTACAGATAAACACACAGACTTCTTTAATACGTCTGCGCTGTCTCTGAACGATGATGATCCTATTGATATATCCAGCGCGATTGGTACTTACGTTCTTAAGAGCCTTGTACCACATAACCGCGACTTGGTGATTTTCTCTGACGATGTACAGTTTGTTGTATTCGGAAGGAACTCACTTACTCCGCAGAACACCTCTCTGGTTTTGACCACAGAGTTCGAGGCTGACCTACGGGCAGACCCTGTTGCTGCTGGACGTAATGTGTTCTTCTCTTTCAAATACGGTAACTTTACAGGTATTCAGGAGTTCTTCACACAAGACGATATTAACGACGCTCGCCCAGTTACGCAGCATGTATCTCAATACATCAAAGGCGCACCGAAGCAGCTAGTAAGTACAACAAACTTTAGTAAACTAATCGTACGCACAGACGACGATTTGAAAGCATCCTACATATATGAATACATATGGCTTAATGGTGAAAAGGTTCAAAACTCTTGGAGTAAGTGGATCATGTCACTAGAAGTCGAGCATATGTTCTTCGTAGATAATTTGCTTTATATGGTTGCTAGGGACGGAGATAGCTATGAGCTATACACTCTGGACTTAGACGAGAACTCGGATGAGGGTATCCCGTACCGTATTGATCTTGACCGAAAAGAGAAACATACAGGCGTGAACACAACCTTCGATCCTAGCTATACAGTTGACGACATTGACGACTATATCGCGGTACAGGGACTTGGATGTCCTAACCCGGGTATGAAAGTTAAGATCAGCAGTTTTGCATCGGGAACAGTCACCCTTGAAAGAGATATGGGTGGTGGTGCAGTATTTTTCGGCAAAAGATATACTTCCCGATATAAGCCCACCATGCCTTTCGTTAGAGATCGTGATGGTGTTAAGGTCGGATCAGGCTCATTAACCATTAAACAATTTGAAGCGTACTTCACAGATACAGGATTTATGGAAGCAGACATAACTGACATTTACGGTTATCTAGCTTCTGTCAAGTATACAGGGAGAACCATTGGTGATCCTAATAACTTGGTAGGGGAACCCGCTGTATCAGATGGATCGTTTTCAATACCGTTTAAAAAGCGTGCAGACCAATCAGAACTTGAAATTAAATCAGACTCACATTTACCTTTGTCTTTACTTGAAATAGAGTGGAAAGGACAATACCGTAAACGTGGTAAACGAATAACCGGAGGCTAAATATGATATTTGATATGCTAATGGCCTTTGGGTCGTATAGAGCGGATAAAGCTCAAGCAAAAGCACAACGTGCTATGAAAGAATATCGCAATAAGATGACGAATATCGCTAACGCGATCAATCAAAATGCGATAACGCAGAATACGACTTTACAAGTTCAACAGTCTGCGAGACAAGCAGTATTCATGCGGAGTTC